CTGAGAACTGAAAAAAAAACATCGTAATTAAATGAAATTTATTCGAACAGTTACAGAAAGTGAAAACCTCCAGTGTAGGCTGGGTCGGTAGGCCAAGTGCGTTGGCGATCGGATTCAGATCTTCCTTGAGTGGTAAAGTTTTGCAACCATGTCTCAAAAAAAGTGGGCATTCTAGATCCATCGAGTGTAAAATCGAGGTTCCAGAGATACTTAAACTTTCTTTGTAGTGTGAGAGCAGGTCGAGCGTCGACTTCTAATTTGGTTAAAAAGTCAAACACGTCTTTGCAAACGTTGTAGAAAGGTTCTGAACATCCTTGGGCGGCCATTGCGAGTCCGAGGGCTGATGATTTAATAGCGGGAGGGTCTTGTGGTCGTTCAGGAAATAGTAGGTGGCTGAGCAGATCGAAGTCAGTTCGATAAGCTATTCCATTCCGGTTGTAGTATCCTAGGACGTAAACGTCCTGGAGTGAGGGATGGATATTAGACTTGTCAACTGAAAGCTTAGCGTTGAATCTAGCTTCAGCGATTTCTGACATCATGTGTAGAAATCTTTTACCGTATATCTTGAACTTGTCTCCTGGGAATACGACTAGGGAGTCGTCTCCTTGTAATCGGAAGAAAAAGTTAGGTGAAGAGATGTTGACGTTTAGTTGAGAAAGTGTTGTCAACAACATAATTCCGTTGACCCAAGAGTCGAGTAATTGAGTCTCTTGAAATCCGGAAGCGATACCGTTCCTTGTCCATCGATAGAGGTAACCATCGGGGTCGGAGATTGGTAGGTGTTTCACGTTATACGTAAACCAGTCCCAGAGATTTTGAAATCTCGTTGGATCAGTGTGAGCATTTGGGTAGAAATTGGTCGGTTGATAGAATCCGTTCCAGTCAAAGAAAGAGTGCCACGAATCGTGGACATCATCAATGATAGAATGCAGAGCACGGCGGTCAAATTGACTCCAGTCTGCTGAAATTGCGGTTATTCTGTCTGTACCAACACGGGATTCGACTAGGCGTCGAAGTTTATTCCAACCACCTCGCATGATCTCGTTTCCCCATAGCATGGGTGAACGTTGCGGGTCTCGGTTTAGTAAGTCTGCCATCATAGGCCACACAAACATGTTTTCGACGAGCAATAAGAGTTTCGGAACTCCAAAAACTGCGCGGATCTTGTCTTCGGCATCGGGTGCGACGACGTGAGAACGGGCGTGTAGGGTAGTGTACCCCCAGTTAGTTGCAGGAGTG